TTCCTTACGCTGAGCCATCGCTTCACAAAGCACGACGCTGGTATAGTCCAGGCGGTTAGCCAGTTCGGTCATAATGCCGCGATAAGCTGGCGGAAGGAGAGGGGCGGCCTTACGCGCTGCGTCGATCAGCTGCTCCCGGGTCATACGTGGTTGTAATTCGGTGACGTTCTGTGTGTTCGTCATGGATAGTTTCTCCGTGTTATGAGCGCTCTGCACAGCGCTGAATTTTGGTTGCACGAATCCCGGCACTTGAATGCTGCCAAATTCGTATTTATTCATTAGGTATTAAAAATATTCGCGATTATCAGAACGAACGCGTTCGAGAATAATTTTTGCTTCATCCAAGGTTGGTGCAAGCAAGGCTTTTTCTATCGCTCTGGCAAAACTAATCGCATCGCATTCGTAACTGTCTGCCCGTGACTCCCAATCAGATGCCTCTTCTTCAGCAGAAGAAATACGGTCATCGTATTCATATTCCAGCTCGTGGCGAACCTCAGCGCGAAGACTTTCACGAATAATGTCTGACGCTTCTTCAAGTGGAAGGATGACCAGTAAATTTTCGGGCTGATAAGTACCATATTTAACAGCCAAATCATTTGCAGACATGCTACCTCCAGAAAAAGCGCCCGCCGCTGAGCGGGCAAATAACATTTTTCCAATCCAACCAGAACAGGCTCATCGTCTCCTGTTGGTTGAGATGGCGTTATTACCATCACCAAGCACCCTGAGGATGCTTGAGGCTGGCAGCCACAATCGACACTGCAATGTCGACACGTTACTTCTCCACAAATGAGAGCGCGTTCTCCTGAGTTGATTTAACGACTACGGCCTCTCAAGTTGAACGCAGAACGCGCTTTCAGTTGTGTAAAAGGGGCGGTCGACATTAAGGACATTCAAAACTGCCGACCGCCAAGACTACACACAGCAATGAAACTTTTGCCTGTCTTTTCACCACATCAGGCTCGGTGGTATTCTTGGAGTTCTCACACAACCAAGAAGGATATTACAAATGGACGAAGTTAAGTTCTCTTGCCCAGAATGCAGTGGCGAACTCTTCGATAGCACCGCGATACCTGAAGGTTCTGACAGTTTTGCGGGAGCTGTCTGTGGAAATTGTGGTCACGTTGTAACTGAAGACGAGAGCTCTCAGTTCGATGATCAGCTTGCCAATGATTACTTCGACAATCTCACCAGGAACCTTTTCGATTAATGGCAAGTAACGCTTGCTGACCGCCTCAACAACCTGCGTTTGAGCTTTCAAGGCGCTGCAATCTACATGCAGCGTCAATTCGACATAGCCACAGCTCTTACACTTATTGCTAATAGGCGCAAAGGTCTCGCCGGCTGGCAACTTAATCGTCTTTCTGTTTGCGCTTGTGCTCATACTTGCTACCCACAATGTTCGCTGCTGATGGATTTAATATTAGACATCTTACATTTTCAGTCAAGTTAAATTTGTAAGTTTACTTACTATTATTTTTTGAGCACTAAAAAGCCCGCGCGAAAGGCGGGCTTGTAAGGGGCGGGCTTGGTCTAAAGATCAATGATTATTTGCTTAACTATACCAATTAGATTGGTTTCTTGATTCACCTCAATGGGTTTGAACGCCGGATTTAGTGGAATCAGGTACGAAAAAGGGGGATCTATCGCTAATTTTTTTAAGGTTGCCTCACCGCCAGAAACCGTTTGAGCCACGACAATTTTACCGTTTGCTTCATCCACGAAGCCGAACTCGGGCTCAACAATTACAATAGAACCTTCAGGAATACTCAACTCCTTACTGGAAGTCATTGAATCCCCTTTAACCCTCAAAGCAAAAGCTGAATCGGAAAGCTTGCGAGTCGTTTTAACTTGCTCATTGCTTGGATTGCCAATTACTTCAGTCCAATTGCCAGCTTGCACCCAGGATATCAGAGGGACCTCTCTGGCAGACATTAAGTTGATGTTAATGCCATTTTCGATATCACCTGAACCAAAAACCAACCACTCCGGAGAACACTGAAGACACTTACACACCAGTATCAAGTTTTCACCAGAAAGTTTAGTTAAATCACTTTCCCACTGGGTCACAGCAGACGCGCTTACTCCGGCCCACTCAGCGACATCGCGCTGGGTAAGTTTTTTCTGCTTTCTTCTGAATCTCAGTCTGCTGCCAACGGTATCCATATAATCTCCTCGGAATGCACGTTAGCAATCTTACATTTTATTGACGTAAGCATGCTGTCCATATACGATGTAAGAATGCTAACTAATGAGGGTTCAAACCATGCATAAAGGGACAGTCGTCGACTACTACGGCGGCATTTCTAAAACCGCAGTTGCCTTAGGGGTAACTCACAGTGCCGTATGTCAATGGGGAGAGGTCATTCCAGAAAAACAGGCTCTTTACATCGAAAGAATTACAAACGGGAAGCTGAAATACGACGCCTCTCTCTACAGCAAATTTAACAATTCTCAACACAAGCAGTAACCACAGAAAAGAGGATATGACCGTGGGTATAGAACCTGAATGGAAAGTTGAGAAGCAGCCCGCCTGGCTGGTGGCCGCAATCAGGAAGACGATTGCCGCGTTGCCAGGAGGATACGCTGAAGCGGCGGAAATTCTGGACGAAACACAGAATTCACTCTTTAACCGCCTTCGTGCTGGTGGCGACCAGATCTTTCCAATG